CCACCGTCATAATCAAAACTTACGCTGGTATTACCGTAACTTCGGCCTGTTAGGTTTTTAAATATTGTGTTTGTTGCGCTTTCGCTTTCTAAGTATTTAAATTCTATGTTTTTGTAAAGCTTTACACGGTCAATTTTTATGCTTTCTATGTCCGTAAATTCGGTAATGTCTACTACTGCACCTTTTGCATACCATTCACTTAGTGGCTCTATTTGGTAAACGTCTGTGTCTGTGCCATAGCAAGTCAAGTTAAACATTTGTAAAATGCCTTTAAAAAAAGCTTCTACCGTCATATCCGGTAAGTAACTTGTAACACCAAAAGTGCTTAATAGGTTAAAAGGCGTAGTTCTTGCAAAAAACAAGTTTTGAATAGTTATAGTATTTGAACCATTAAAAATATTTGCTTCTTGTTGATAGCTTATAGATATATTTATCGTCATAGCTGCACTGCCTCTAACTTGAAAGTTGTAAACTCTATTTAACGTGTTGTTAAATCCGTTGTCGTCTGCTATTCCATAACTCGCATTGCCTGTGCCTTCTATTGTTTGCACTAACTGACCGTTAGAAAAAACGTCTAAGTAATATATGTCTGAAGATTGAGTATATACACTTGCACCTACTCTATTTCTATAATCTATAACAGAATATCCACTTGGTAAATTAGGAAAAACTGTTTCTACAGGTTGGTGCGTGTAGTTTAAAACATCAGTAGTAAAGTCAAAATAGTCTGCAAAACCTAAAGCATTGTTATAGTTGTTCCCACCTAAAAGACCTGTCGTAAGGTCTAAACCTTGTGCTTTGCTTTTAAAAACAAATTCATTTGCATTTTGACAAAACAAATACGCTTTTTTAAATTGTTGTGTGCTTAAAAATGTACCGTTAAAAGTCACACCGTACTTAGTTTGCATACCTGCAAAAATTGTTTCTACTTTTAAAGCAGGAAACAGTTCATTGTATTTAACTGCACCACCGTCAGTTGTTAAATCGTTAGAACCACCGTCACCGTATGTTATGTCTCTACTAAATACCAAAGGAAAACGTATGTCATAATCTACTGCACCGTTTATAATCCGTGTTTTTACTTCACTAGCATTATATGTAAATTCTGTAGTATTAAATTTTATGTCTATCAGTTTGTCATTACCAAACTTATCTTTT